GAAGACCCTGATGATAGGACTGATTATGTTATCCCTACTGTTACTGCTACTAATAACTCTGAAAATGCCTATATAGGTTCTCTTTGGGACTATTTCGGCTTGCCCGTGAATACGTCCGGAAATTTATCTGATATTAGCGCTCTTCCATTTCGTGGTGTTTACCTTATTTGGAATGAATGGTTTAGAGACGAAAACCTCCAGAAATCCGTCAAGATTCAGAAAGGTGATACCAACGAAGTTTTGAACTCTACCCGATCTTCTGAACAACCTTCTTGGGTTTTCACGTCAGATACCAATATTGTTCCCGGTTTAGCCTGTCCGCCTCGTGGTAAGCGTCATGATTACTTTACTTCTGCTCTTCCGTGGACACAGAAAGGGCCTGGCGTTTCTATAGGTCTTGCTGGTACTGCTTCTATAGTTGACCCTACACCTGGTACTGGTTATCTTCTCCATAGTACCGATAATCAGCTTGCCGCTGTTTCCGCTTACGGCGGCGGCGCCTCTAGTTCTGGTGGTAATAGAAAAGCTTCTGGTTCAGGATCTATAAGCTTTAATAGAGGTTCAGACTCTAACTGGAGTAATGTAGGTGGCTTTGCTGGTAATTCCGGTAGTTCGATAACTATGTCTGCTCAAGCCGCTTCTACTTACCTTGGCAATGATTCTTATGTTGATTTGGACACTTCAAGTATCTTTACGATCAACAGTCTTCGTACTGCTTTCCAGATGCAGAAGTTCTATGAACGCCTTGCTCGTGGTGGTAGTCGGTATACAGAAGTGCTCCGCTCTTTCTTTGGCGTAATTTCTCCTGACGCTCGTCTTCAGCGTCCGGAATTTCTCGGTTCCTTTACCAAAATGGTAAATGTCAATCCAATAGCGCAGACTTCCTCAACTGACAGTACCTCTCCTCAAGGCAATCTCTCTGCTTATGGTGTTACTGCCGCTAAGTTTCATGGTTTCACTAAATCTTTCGTTGAGCATGGCTATATTTTTGGTTTTGTATCTGCTCGTGCCGATCTTACTTACCAGCAAGGTATTAATAAGATGTGGCTTCGCTCTACTGTTTATGATTTTTATTGGCCTACATTCGCTCATCTTGGCGAGCAGGCTATTGAGCTTCGTGAGATCTACGCTCAAGGCTCTGACGCTGATACTACTGTTTTTGGCTATCAGGAACGTTATGCCGAATATCGCTATAAACCTTCGCAGATTACAGGTAAGTTCCGTAGCTCTGTAACTGATGGCACTTTAGATAAGTGGCATTTGTCCCAGTTCTTTAAAAGTGCTCCAACTCTCAACGAAGAATTCATAGTCGAAAACCCGCCTATTCATCGTATTGTCGCTGTTCCCAGTGAGCCTGAGTTCTTGCTTGACATAGGCTTCCGTTATACTACTGTGCGTCCTATGCCTATGTTTGGTACGCCCGGCCTTGTTGATCACTTCTAGAAGGAGTTGGTTTTATGTCATGGCTTTCTAATACTTTAGGCAGTATTGCTGGTTCTGTTTTAGGATCTGCAGTTCAGAATCATTACAATTCTGCTAATGCCGCACAGGCTAACGCGTGGAACGTTGAAAACTATAAACATCGTTATCAATGGGCCGTAGAAGATATGCGCAATGCTGGTCTTAATCCTATTCTTGCCGCAACTAATGGTATAGGCGGTTCTATATCTGGAGCTTCGGCCGCTTCTGTAGGTATGAGTGATATAGGTTCTACCATGAACTCTGCTAGAGCCGCTAGTGCCGCTGAAAGGCAGGCTAAGAATGCCGAGCATCTTGCAATATCTCAAATTGATAAAAACGTTGCAGAAGCCGATTCTGTGCGTCAGAGTACCCATGGTACAGTTCTTCAGAACGGTATTCTTGCAAACGATCTGAATTTTCGTGAGCAGACTTATGAAAAGCGCCTTGGTTACGAACTTGAAAAGATGAATTTGGAGCTTGAAAACCTTCGGCTTCAGGGTTCTTACCTTAGCTCTGGTGTTTTGAACAATATTGCTTCTGCTTATCGTTCTAATTCTGCCGCCGCTTTTGATAATATTCAAACTGAAATGGCAGGTATGGAACGTGATTTTTATAAGAATATCGAAAGTTTTACAGGTGCTCCTAGATCTGTCGCTAGCGGTGTTGGTTCTACTATCAAAAATGTTATAGGCTTCCTCGGAGGTCGTTATTTTGGAAGGAGATAATTTTATGTCTAATAAAACCACTATGATTCTTACTTTTATTGTTACTGTTGTTGTCCCTTTTATTCAGGAAGTTGTAGATCTAATCGAAGCTCTGAAAGGCAAAGCTTCTTCTAATACTGTTACTGCTAAAAAGGTTGCTTCTGACTTTCAAGCCGATGTTGCTCAACTTGTTGAGCCAGTTGCTAATAAGAATGATTCTAAAAAAACTAGCCGTTTTTTCGGTTCTTGGAGGGATGCTAAATGAGAAGGCGCCGTTTATCTAAACGAGGATCTCGCCGTCTTTTTCGGCGTACCTCCAGATCTCGCCGTAGAAATTTTAAAAGAGTAGGACGAGGTGGATTTAGGATTTGACATTCTGACTTAATCCTGATACAATCGGTACAGGTGATTAATATGGTTTGTTATAATCCTATTCTTATGTACCCAGTTGAAGGAGCGATTACTAAAAATGGAAAACAACATTATAGTTTTTACGGTAGCCTTGCCTCTCACCCTGAGCTTGCTGGCGATAGCCGTTTCATTCGTTGTTCTTGTAAACAATGCATCGGTTGTCGTCTCGAAAATAGTAGACAGTGGGCTGTCCGTGCTGTTCACGAAGCCCGTTCTTCGTCTTCTGCTTATTTCGTTACTTGCACTTTTGATGATTATCATTTGCCACGTGATAAAAGCTTAAGCAAGAAATTTCATCAGACTTTCATGAAAAATCTTCGGCGTGAGTATGGTAGTGGTATTCGCTTTCTTGGCTGTGGTGAATATGGTGAACTTCATGGTCGCCCCCATTATCATTATATTTTGTTTAATATTGATTTTGATGACAAAATTTTTCGGTTCCGTACAGACGGTTATAATACTTATACTTCTTCTCGTTTTGCCAAAATATGGAAATACGGTATGCATCTTATTGGTGAGTTTAGCTTTGATTCTGCTGCCTATGTCGCTCGCTATATAGTTAAAAAACAGACAGGTAAAGACGCTCCTTCTCACTATAAAGGCCGCATTCCTGAATTCATGGTTGCTTCCAATCGCCCTGGCATAGGTGCTAAATGGCTCGAAGATCATGGTGAAGAATGCTATGCCAATGATTATGTTGTTATCAACGGCAAAAAGATGCGTCCTCCTCGTTATTATGATAAGAAATTTGATGAAACGCATCCTCACTGGATGGAGTTTATTCGTAATAACCGTATTGAGAAGATGCTTAATAATCTGGAGAACAATACTTTTGAGCGTTTGGTTGACCGTTGCCGTGTTCAGGAAGGTAAATATAAACATTTTCTTGGCAGAAAACTTGACAAGGTATTGTGACTGTGTTATCATTAAGTCAGAAATGAGGTGGTGCTTATTAGTGAATTTGAAGCTGTTAAAAATTTTCTTCGTGAGCGTGATATTTCTTTTGACTTTATCTTTCGTGGTAGTAAATATGCCGCTTACCGTCTAAAGCCTGATGGTTTTAGGGTTATTCGTCTTGATAATGATTATTTTGTTGTATCATCTATGATTTATCTTATGATTCGTAGGTATTTAATTGCGTTTAGAAAAGGAGATGGTTCCGCTGAGACTTTATTCCATTTATGATTCTAAGGCTGAACAGTTCAGTCCTCCACAGGTTTACCACAATGATATGCTTGCTCTGCGAGCTTTTGAAGGTATAGTTAACGATGATAAAATGCTTATTAAAAAGTATCCTGAAGATTTTTCTCTTTACTATATTGGCAATCTCGGTGACAGCGATGGTCGCTATTACGTTGAGAATTGTGACGAACCCCGTATTCCTATCATGGTTGGTCGCGCCATAGAATATGTGCAGACTATTGACAATAACTCTACTGAATGATAATCTAATAAAGAGCGTATCAGGAAAAGGACGGTCTCGCAAGAGATCGCCCTTTTTTTGTACGCCACGCCCGCCGCGTCTAGGCGCCTGTGAAAGGAGGTGAAACTATGAAATTTAAGACAGCTTACGATCCTGTAGAAGAACATGACCATTGCGGTATTGAGTTTACCATGCCCTCTCTTACAGTTCAGGACGAGAAAGATGAGACTGATATCAATTACATCGTAAATAAGTATGCAGATGGTCAGAAAGGCATTATGACTCTTGACCTCGGCGATAGCTCGCAATACGCTTACCTGCAGTTTGGAGATGCAACTCTTCCCGGCGACTACAGTACAGCGCTTGAGCTTGTGTCCGGAGTTCGTGAAGAATTCTACAGTTTACCCGCTTACGTTCGAGCAAAATTCGGTCACGATCCTATGAATTTCATCAACCATTTGAATGATCCTGCAGTGCTCGAATATCTCCAACAACAAGGTCTGTATGGTAGTAAATATACCTTCGATGAACCACAACAGTCCGTAAGTAGTGAACAAACACAAAAAGAAAGTAACACTTTAGAACAAAATAATGAAGAAACACAAAAATAAGCGTCACCGAAGCCAGTTACTTACTTGATGTAACTGGCGTAGGTGACGCAAAAATAATCTAAAACCTAATAATAATTTTCTTTAGGTTAATTATTAGGTTTACACTTCGAAGAAGGTGAAATTTTGGCTCGAAAAAAAATAAGAGTTCGAGGACATCGCTTTAGCGATGCTCCTGCAATGTACATGAAAAGGACTAAATTCGACCGTTCGCATGTTTATAAGACAACGTTTAATTCAGGTAAGCTTATACCTGTATTTGTTGACGAGGTTTTGCCTGGCGATACTGCTCGTATGTCTGTTAATTATTTCGCTCGCTTGGCTACTCCTATTAAGCCTATCATGGATAATATTTATTTGGACTGGTTTTTCTTTTTTGTACCAAACCGCCTCGTTTGGGAACACTGGCAGAATTTCTGCTTTGAGCAGGAAGACCCTGATGATAGGACTGATTATGTTATCCCTACTGTTACTGCTACTAATAACTCTGAAAATGCCTATATAGG